AGGATGACTGGAACGCGGGAAGGATCAATGTCCTTCTAACTCATCCAGCCAGCAGCGCTTACGGTCTAAATCTGCAGCAGGGCGGGAACCACGTAATCTGGTTCGGACTGACCTGGAATTACGAGTTGTATACCCAGGCAAATAAAAGGCTGCACCGGCAGGGACAGAGCGAGAGGGTGATTATCCATCATCTTGTGTGCGAGGGAACACGGGATGAAGATGTGATGCAGGCTTTGGAGAGAAAGGATGATGTCCAGGAATGGGTAATGCAGAGCCTGAAGGCAAGAATCAAAGCGGTGAAGGAGGGAAAATACGTTGGCTGAGAAAAAGATAACGGATAGAGCCAAAAAAAAGATTATATCAAGGCATCAGAGTCCGGTCATATGTCCGGGATGCAGGAAGGAGATCACGGAAGATGAGGATCTGAGCAAGGTTGAGTATGTGAGGACGAAAAGCTCTGCCGTATGCCGGAGACGAACTTCAGACGATCTTCGTGTGGATGCGAAAACATTAAATCTTGCAATACAGATTTTTGCCCGGCTTGTGGACAGCGGTTGAAGTGGGAGGAGGATTGATGATGGCAAAGGCAATATGCAGCATAAGCAACTGCAAACACAGATCAAAGAAGCCCTTGAGGACATATAAGCGCAGAAACGGCGGTGAATGCTATGGATGTGAATTACATGCCATATCTATAAACCTGAAATTTGACCCGGATTTAAATATCTGCATAGCAAGCTGTGATGATTATGAGCCCGTGTGGGAGGGATGAGAATGAATCGCGGACGAACAAGGAAAGAAATGAAATGCGACAGAGAGAGTCATTATGAAGGCCTGGCCGAGTGCACACCGGATCAGAAGGCTCGGGACTGGTTCCGTCGTCCTGTCGGTGTGCAGATGATGATTCAGGCTCAGGCTGAGCAGATCCATGAGACGCCGGCAGAGTATATGGCCAGGAAATACAACATAAGGAGTGATGCGGATGGACAAGAGCATACTGAGTGAATACGCTGACATGAAAGAAGAAATCAAAGATTTGCGCCGGCGCATATCCGAAGATCAGAAGCGGATTGATCAGCTGAAGCGGACAATAGTTTCTGATTCGGTGACCTGCGGGAAGAAAGGAAAGAAGCCCATCCGCACGGTGAAGATTAAGGGATTTCCGCAGGTGGAGATTAACCGACGGGTTGCGTTGATGGAAAGACGCCAGGCAAAGCTCCAGATGCTGGAGACGGATCTGATCGAGAAACAGCTGCAGGTAGAAGAGTACATACAGACGATCCAGAAGAGTGAGCTGCGGATTATGTTCCGGCTGTACTTCATTGATGATCTCTCATACCCTAAAGTGGCAATGAGAATGAATCAGATATACCCGAAGAGAAAAATTAAGTACACAGATGAGAATGTGAAGAAAAGAATCCAGAGATATTTTGAAAATGTCCCACAATGTCCCGACCGAAAATGTTAATATGCTATAAAAGCCGAAAGGTGGAATGCTGGACGGCTTGTTTTCCCCATAACAAACCATAGATGGAAGACGCTCTGCACAAATGTGTGGGGCGTTTTTCTATGTGATTTTGTAGTAATTTCCATATTGAAAATACAGAACGAATGTTCTATTATATTTTTACCACCACACAAGACCAAAACAACAAAGATTTGTTGAATATTGTCATAATTTGGTATATTATTTAGACAAATGTGGTGTGATTTGGAAGGTTTGTGTGGGAGGAAATATGGCAGATAAAAAAAGAGTAGGTATAAAATTTCAGTATTATCAGTTATGTACATTTGATGGTAGTGAATATACGGAATCATTGTATGATTTGTTAGAATGGATGTCCAGAATGGAGGAATTAACATATGAGGAGAGAGTACATGAGGTGAATGGCATTGAAGGGCGCATAGAAAGTATGACTACTTTACATGGAGATATGTTTTATGCTTTGAATTTTATGCGACTTGATGTTATAAGTAATACTTATATTTTGGAAAAGGATTCTGAAGCTCGGCATGTCGATCTACAAGATGATGAATATATTGGAAAAAATACAGTTGTATTGTATGATCCTAAGATGTCAATTGCAATGGTGCAGTGTAACAGAGGAAGCTATGGGGTGCATGCATTAGAAAGTTATATTAATTCGTTTAATGAGCCGGATGATTTGTGTTATTTTAGACCTATTGATAATCGATTACAGCTCGAAGAATTAGAGAACATGCATGCACTAAAGCTGGATATCAGGTTCGCCAATATCCGTCAGTTTAGACCAAAACGGTCAAAGTTTTTTGAAAGAGTTATTGAAGCATTTAATCAGGTTGAATGTTATACTGCCCATGTAGAATGTGGTTTAGGATATGCTCGAGGAAAAGAATTAGAGAAGGATACCATTTATAATATTGCAAGTGATTTGAGAAATGAAGAAAATATAGGAACAGTTTCTTCAGCAAGGCTTACTTTAAGTGATGATCAAAAATCAAGTATATATGATTTATTTCAGAACATATACTATGATAAGATTGATTTTACCGTACCACCACGAAAAGAATTAACCTTTAGGGAAATGTCTGCAAAAATGGTGGAAAAATATTATGACGGAGGTAGCCGAAGAAAAATTCATTCCATTTTATCTGAATAGGATGATGAAAATGAAAAAGAAAAGGGATTCTAAAGCTGTTTGGATTTGGTATTCAAATTATCAGTGGATAATTCCAATGATATTTACCGCATTAATTACAGGTGTGGCATATGGTTTAAGAGTGAAACCCTGGTTGGGAGAAGCGTATTCGGATATGCTTACTGCATTGATTACTGTTCAATCCATTATTATTAGTGTGTTTGGAATATTGATACCGTCTTTAGTCTCAGTTAAGGATGAAGAAGGGTTGGCGGGTTATTTTTTTAAAAATGCAGACGTGGAAGATTTTGTTAAAAGGGTAAAAAGGACAGTTCTTAGTGGCATATTAGATATTTTTTTGATTTGTGTGCTATACGCATATGATGCGCTGCCAATAAAAGTTTATGTTGTTATAGGAATACTTTGTTTATTTGTGTTATTGTATTTTCTATGTGGTTCCTATAGGTATGTAAGTATAATGCTAAAATTATTGATAGCAAAAAAGAATGAATATAAAGGTAAAGACTTCAAGAGGAGGCTTACGGATCAGGAAAGAGAAGATTTCAATAAAAAGTTGCACGATAAAAGTTAAATCATCTCAATAGGAGCTTTTTATACATATATCTATAGCCCTTGCGCATACTATCCCCGAGGTGATAGCATGAACAAAAAACAGCAGGAGCAACAGAACAGACAGAAGAATCTGAACAAATTCAACAGCGTAACTGAGAAGGTGAAGCCGGAAAATCAGAATCAAGGCCACAACGTCCGATCTGAAGCGGTGAAACCGAAGAACAGGCAAGTTTAAGACGTCCGAGAGGGCGTCTTTTTCTGTTGCCTATTGTCAGTTGCGGGAGTATAATAAAGATGGTGTTAATGGAACAGGAGATTGGAGGAAATATGCCTACATATACAAGTTCGGATATTGCAAGAATGGAGCGACAATTAGAGGCTTTATATGAAGAATTAGAGGCCACGCCGCATAGAGCGCAGCAGATTCAAAAAGAAATTGATAATTTAAAGTACCATCTCGAAATTGCAAAGAAAAATTTGAGATGACAAAATTATAAGAGGCACTTCGGTGTCTCTTTTCTTTATGCGGGCATATCATCAACGGCAGATGTGCAGGGTCGCGCCCTGTGTCCCGGTTCGACTCCGGGTGCTCCGCTTTTACAGAAATAATAAGCCAGAATTGAAGGTGGTGAAGTGGCGAATTATGAAAACTTAATTCCTTTTAACAAACGAACAGTGAGTGAACAGAGAAAAATACAATCAGCGGGTGGCAAAGCAAGCGGGAAGGCCAGACGCCGAAAAGCGGACTTCCGCAAGACGCTGAACATGCTGCTGACTGCTGAAATAGATAGTGAAGAGTGGAAGCCGGTTCTGGAAACGCTCGGTGTTGAGTGTACTCTGGAGTCGGCTTTAAATATGGCCATGATCAAGGAGGGGCTGGCAGGCAATGTGAAAGCCTATGAGGCGATCGCAAAATATGCCGGGCAGACCGGAAAGCCGGATGAGGATATCCGGAACCGTGAGGCCGATACAGAGCTGAAAAAGGCGCGTAAGCAGGCTGTTACTGGTGAGAATGAGACTGACGAAGCGCTTGAAAAGCTGGATAACATATTGAGGGAGATGCGCGAGAATGCAGTTAAGCAACAAACAGAATGAATATATCCTGAATGCAACGCACCGCTGGAATATTAAGTCCGGAGCCGTTCGATCAGGAAAGTCTTTTGTCGATACAGCGTACATGATTCCCTTCCGGATCCGGGCTGTAGCCGGAAAACCGGGGTTGAATGTTATCCTTGGGGTGTCAAAAGAATCCATAGAACGAAACGTACTGCAGCCAATGCGTGGGCTGTACACAGACAAGCTGATCGGTACAATTAATAATCGAAATGTAGCACATATTTGCGGGGAAGAGGTCTACTGTCTTGGAGCTGAAAAAATCAGCCAGGTGGCAAAGATTCAAGGATCCAGTATCAAGTATTGCTATGGAGATGAAATTGCAAAATGGAACAAAGAGGTATTCCAGATGCTCAAGTCCAGGCTGGACAAACCGTATAGCTGTTTTGATGGAAGCTGCAACCCGGAGCATCCGACCCACTGGCTGAAGGAGTTCCTGGATAATCCTGATTTGGATATCTACCTGCAGCAGTATACCATTTTCGACAATCCATATCTGGATCCGGAGTTCGTGAAACAGCTATGTAAAGAGTATGAGGGTACAATTTATTATGATCGCCTGATCCTTGGATTGTGGAAGCGAGCAGAAGGAGCTATTTATAAGCGTTTTGCGGATAACCCGGAAGCATTCCGGTGCAAGGTCGTAGATCAGTTGGATCCTGCAGCGGAGATAAAGCAGTTCCAGAAGGAAGATATTACTTCGATAGAGTTTTCGATAGATTTCGGCGGAAATAAATCAGGACATGCCTTTTGTGCGCGGGGCTATACAGACGATTACAGAGATGTGATTGTGCTGGCGTCAAAAAGGGTTATGGCAAAAGATGAAACAGAGGATATCGACAGCAACATGCTCGATAAGCTATTCTGTGACTTCATTCAGGAGGTTATAGATAAATATGCGGTTATAGTAAATCATGCAAATTACGTAGAGTATTGCAATGCTGAATCTGCTTTTTGGGATAATGCGGAAACAGTTCTCGGTAATTCTATCCGGAATGCAGTAGAGAAGCGATTTCCGTGGATCGCAGTGAAGCCGGCAAAGAAAAGGCCAATTAATGACCGAATCCACTGCACGCTCCGACTTATGGGAGCAGGGCGCTTTTGGATGACGGAGGACTGCGGATCACTCCAGACGGCATTTACTGATGCAGTATGGGATAAGGAAAAGGATAAAGATGAGCGTTTGGATGATGGCAGCACTGACATTGATAGTCTGGACGCTTTTGAATATACGATAGAGCGTGACATGAAATATCTGATCCAGGAGGTGGAAGATGTTTGATGGATTCAGAAGATTTTGGAGAGGAGTAAAGAGAATGTTCGGATATACGACACTAAAAAATATCGCCGGGAAAGACATTACTCTTTCCAAAAGTATGATTGATTCAATCAATGACTGGAAAAATATGATGAATGGTCAGGCGGATTGGATTACAGATTATATTAAATCGCTTAAGATTGAGGAGGGCATCTGCAGAGAGTTTGCGGATGCCGTTTTAATTGAAATGGAGTCTAGCGTCAGTGTAGATCGTTTGGATCAGGTGTATCAGAAGACGATTGCTGATTTGAATGAGAATTTTCAGGAAGGACTCAGCCTGGGATCACTCGTTATAAAACCGATTGGACCAGATAAGGCGGAGTATATCACCGCTGATAAATTCATTCCGATTTCTTTTGGTGATGATGGAAAACCTGTTGACATTGGATTTCTGACCACAAAGCGGATAGGAGACAATGATTATTTTACCCGGTTCGAAAGGCATTATTTCACAAATGGAAACTTGACGATCGAAAATAAGTGTTATCATTCTCAGGATCCGTCTGATATCGGGCAGGTATGCAGCTTGGAAGAAGTACAGGAATGGGCAAATATCAATCCCGGGCCGGTCACTTATCCGGGAATGTCGCAAATGGATTTTGGATATTACCGGAATCCGATCAAGAACCGGATCGACGGATCAGCATGTGGCGTATCTGTATTTGAATCAGCAAGAGAATTGATCCGTAAGGCTGATATTCAGGCGGCAAGGCTTGACTGGGAATATGAATCGGGCGAGCGGGCTATTCATGTGGATTCCAGGGCTCTTAAGCAGGACAAAAATACGGGACGCTTTGGAATGGCGAGGCTGAACCGGCGGCTTTACCGTGGACTGAACCTTGAGGATGGAAAAGACAAAGAGCTTTTAAAGGAATACTCTCCTACAATGCGGGATGATGCCTATAACCGAGGGCTCGAAAAGTATCTCCGTGAGATTGAGTTTAACGTAGGACTTGCGTATGGGGATCTATCTGATGTCCAGCAGGTCGAAAAAACAGCTGCAGAAGTAAAGACTTCAAAGGCGCGGAAATTTAATCGTGTCGGAGCGATACAAAATAAACTAAAGGATTGCCTTGAGGACTTTGTCGCTGGGCTTGCATTTTATAATGGACTCTACACTTCAGGATATGAATTTATGTGCAACTTCAATGATTCTATTCTTACTGATGAGGAAACGGAACGTCAGCAGGATCGTCAGGATGTTAGCATGGGTGTGATGTCGCATTTAGAGTACCGGATGAAGTGGTACAACGAGGATGAAGCTACTGCAAAGAAGAGTCTTCCGGAACAAAATCAGGTAATGGAGTGATGCTATGAACCGGGAGTATAAAGATAAGCTCTCCCGACAGATTGAGAAGAATTACTCTGATCTGGAGATGCGGATCATGGAAGATATTGTAAGAAGGATCAGAAAAACGGGTAAGCTTACCAGCACGGCGGACTGGCAAATCAATCGGCTGCGAATTCTTGGAAATTCTTCTGAAGATATCGAAAAGATGTTGAAAGAAGCTCTTGAAGCATCATATCCGCAGATGTTTGAATTATACGATAAGGTCATAGACTGGGAATATGTTCGTAACAAGGATGTATACGAGCAGATCAATGCGGAATTTATTCCCTACGAGGAAAACGAGCAGCTTCAGCAGATTACAAATGCGCTGATCCAGCAGACAGATGCGGATTTACAAAACATTACGCAGTCTCTTGGATTTTATCTGGATTATGGCTCTGGAAAGCCGGTTCTCACACCGCTGGCTGAGGTATATCAGAAATATCTTGATGCAGCCTGCATGGATATTGTGTCCGGTGCGTTTGATTACAACAGTGTGTTGCGGCGTGTTGTGAGTCAGCTTACAAACAGCGGTTTGAGGCAGATTGATTATGCATCCGGCAGGGGAAACCGGGTAGATGTGGCTGCCAGAAGAGCAGTCATGACCGGGATTACTCAACTTACAGGTCGCATCTCTGATATGAACGCTGAAAAGCTCGGAACGGAGTATTTTGAAATTGCATGGCATGCCGGAGCCCGTCCGACTCATGCTGTATGGCAAGGGAAGGTGTGGAGTAAAAAACAGCTTGTCACCGTCTGCGGGCTTGGCACAGTGACAGGCTTGGAAGGTGCGAACTGCTATCATGAGCGCTATCCTTTTATTCCCGGCATATCCGAGCGGAACTGGACAGATGAATGGCTGGAAAAGAGGAACCGGGAGGAGAATACCCCGAAAGAATATCGCGGGAAAGAGTATACCATCTATGAAGCAAAACAACGGCAGCGCCAGATGGAGACGGCCATGAGGGCGCAGCGGGAGAAGGTGCAGCTTCTGAAGGCAGGTGGAGCCGATCCGGATGATGTAATGCTTGCTAGGGCAAAATATCAGGGACAGTTGAATGAGTATTCAAAATTCAGCCGTAAAATGGGGCTGAAAGAAGAACGTGAGCGAATTTATTATGATATGCGCGGAAGGATAGCTCCGGGAAGACTGCAGAAGGATACGATTGCGAGAATCTCTTCTACCGACAATTTGTTTGAAAAGTCAAAAGTATCTAAAATTTTGGGTGTTGATAAAAATGCGGTATCTTTTGGTGAAATAGATGCAAACTCAAAGAAATCGGTATACAATGGTATTAAAAAAGTGTTTGATAAATTTCCGCAGCTAAAGGGGCATACGAAGGCAATCACTTATGCCCCAGATTTAAAAGCAATTGCTTCTAGCGATTCACTTGGTGGCGTTATAAAACTTTCAAAAAGGTTTTGTGATTATAATAAATTATCTCAGGAATATAGTCGTCAGACAAAAAATGGATGGAATCCAAAAGGAACCACAGTTGACAGCATTATTGTTCATGAGTTAGGACATCAAATAGATGGAATGTTAACTTTAAAAGGTATTCTCGGTGGGAAGATTAGTGTATATGGAGTTATCAGAACAAGTCAGTCTGTGAGGAGAGAAGTTCTTCAAAGACTTGGATATTTTGATTATATCAGGCGTGAAAGAGAAGAATGGCGCAGGATGGGATATAAGGGAAGGGATTTGAACGATGCCTTAGAATTCTCTAAAAAAGAATTTATTACGAAACATGTTTCAGAATATGCTGATAAAAACGAGCGGGAGTTTTTCGCAGAATGTTTTTCAGAGTACATGACAAGTAAGGATCCAAGAAAAGCAGCGAGAATATTTGGAGAAATATTGGAAGAGATTATGGAGGGATTGAAATGACGATGTTTTCACCGAATATACCGGACATAGACAAAGAAATTCAGGAACTTGAAGACAAGGAAATAAAAAGCTTTATGAAAGAGAAGGGGTATTCTGACGAAGAAATAGAATCTGCTATCAGGAATACACATTTACATAACGCAATAGATCGTTTGGAATATATATTCTCTGAGCCAAATGAAAGAGAAGAGATGATAAATATCCTATTAGTTGATGGCTGGGAGCGAGAAGAGATACTGCGGGCTTTTGAGCAAAAAAAATAATAGAACGTAATCAATGCCGTTCATTCTTTGGGGTGAGCGGTATTTTTATACTCATTTTTAGATAAGGAGGTGAAGTGATATGGGAAGTCAGGAGTTTTTAAATATCTGCAAATCAAAAGTTGCGGAGTATTTTAACTCAAACAAAGACAAAACGGATGTAACAGGAAACTTAACTGTGAATGATGTTTTTGTAGTCTGGTACTGCAAGACGCTTCAGAATCATAAAGCACTGCTTAGTACACCCATTTCTGATGGCATGTACTATGAAATTACATACAATGGGGATAAGAACGAGCTGTACTTTGATGTTTACAAGAAGTGGGAAAACATCTGTTTTAATCTGTAGGAGGTGATCCCATATCTCCCATTAAGACGCTGGGTTATGCGTCTTATTTTTATGCCCTGTCATATGGCTATAAACTGGACAACTACCGTGCCCGGGGTCTATCGGGCTATGTCCCATACCGCTGAAAGAGCGGTCAATAAAATATTTCAGGAGGAATGCAACAATGGAAAATATTCACAAGATTTTAAAGGATTTTGGACTGGAAGTTCCGGAGGATAAGAAGGCGGATTTTGACAAGGCCTGGAAAGAAAACTATCGAACAAAAACAGAATACGAAAAGGCTACGTCACAGAGAGATGAATACAAATCATCTCTCGATACTGTAAGCGGAAAGCTGAAAGAGTTTGAAGGGGTAGATGTGGAGGATCTGAAAGGGCAGATTGCGACGCTTCAGAACGATCTGAAGAAAAAAGATGATGAATATGCCGCAAAGGAAGCTGAACGTACTTTTAATGATACTTTGGACAAGGCGATTACGGCAGCCGGAGGACGCAATCCGAAGGCAATTCGCGGCATGCTTGATCTTGAGTCCCTGAAAGGATCAAAAGATCAGACAGAAGACATCAAGAAAGCGCTGGATGCTGTCAAGGAGTCGGATGCTTATCTCTTCGGATCTGACGAACCGTTTTTTAATGCTGTTGGCCCTACCAACAATAAAGGTGGGGAAGGCGGAAGCATGGGGAGCCTGGCGTCGATCAGAGCAGCAATGGGACTTCCGGCGGAGAAGAAAGGAGAATAATTAAATGGCAAACACAATTACACTGAGAAAACAGTATTCTACACTGCTGGATGAGGTGTATAAACTTGCATCCCTTACAGCTGTCCTTGATGGACCGAACGATCTGGTTAAGGAGGGCGCAAATGCAAACGAAATCCTGATCCCGAAGATGTCCATGCAGGGACTGGCTAATTACAACAAGCAGACAGGATATGTTGCTGGTGATGTAACTCTTGAGTACGAAACTAAGAAATGCACTTATGATCGTGGGCGTATGTTTACGATTGACGCTATGGACAATATTGAGTCCGCCGGTATTGCGTTCGGTCGGCTTTCCGGAGAGTTCCTGAGAACACAGGTCGTTCCGGAGCTGGATGCGTGGAGACTTGCTTCCTATGCGCAGGTTTCCGGTGTGACAACTGTGAAAGCTAATCTTTCTGATGGTAAAGCAGCTCTTGCGGCACTTAGAACGGCAAGGAGTGATATTGAGAATGCAGAGGCGAATCTGGCCACATGCTATTTATTCATCAATCCGACAGTGTTTGGAATGATTGAAGATCTGGACACTACGGCATCAAAGAAGGCAATCGAGGGATTTGCGGGTATCATTAAGGTCCCGAAGGGCAGATTTTACAGCAAGATTGATTTGACTGCGAACGGAGCAGGAGGATATGCAAAGAACACTGCAGGGCTGGATATGAATTTCCTGATCGTGGATAAACAGGCAGCAATTCAGTTCCAGAAACATACTGTTTCTAAGATTATCACTCCGGAAGCAAATCAGGATGCAGATGCATGGAAGTTTGGATACCGTACTGTTGGAATTGCTGAATGCAAGGACAATAAGAAAGATGGTATCTACGTGCATACGGTTGCGGCGGCATAAGTGAGGTGATCCTATGAAGGTTGACTATTCCTTCTATACAGCTACATACGGAGGAAACAAGATTTCCAAGGACGACTGGAAGAGAATTTCTCAGAAAGCGGAACAGCGGCTGGACAGTTACACGTTCGGCCGCTGTTCCGGTGAATGGGAGGAAGAGGCATGGTGCAACCAGGCAAAATGTGCTGTGTGCGAGATGGCAGAGATTATGCAGGCAGATGAGAAGAGGGACGGCAAGACATCGGAGAATACAGACGGCTACTCCGTATCGTATGATACCGGGGAATCTCTCGGCAGTATGCTGTATGATGTTGTGAATGTCTATCTCGGAAATACAGGACTGTTATATGCAGGAGTTGATGCGGAATGCTGACGAACACTGATATCACGATTTATAACCGGAAATATGATCCGGAGACCAGGCTGGATACCTGGATCCGGGTCTACGTTCCGGAAGCCTGGTGGTATAAGAATGAGAAGGCATCCATCACGACAGAAGGCCTGAAGCAGGCAGATGTCTACACTATTCGTATCCCGGATACAAGTATTTCTCTGAAAAAAGATGATTATATCGTGAAGGGAAACTGTGCTGTGACGATGCAGACTGTCAAGGATTTGGAAGGACTGGAGAAAACTAGAGTTACTTCGGTGAACTACAATACTTTCGGCGGGAATCCTCACATAAAGGCGGAGGGAGCATAATGGCAAAAGGAAAGAAAAAGTTTGAGATCAAGACTCCACGTGGGACCGTATATACTCAGGCGTCAAATGGCGGAAAAGTTACAGCTCGTCTTGAATGGAATCCGGGGTTTGAGCCAAACACGGAAAAAGGATTTGAAAATGCGCAGGGTTTTGTAGATTCCGAGTGTATCCGTCGAATGAATCCGGAGACCCCGCGGCGGACTGGTATGCTGATCAAGTCGGCTACTCTTGGTACAGTGATCGGCAGTGGAGAAATAAATCAGATTACCCCGTACGCACGCCGGCAGTATTACGAGCATAAGGAAAAATCATATTGGTTCGAGAGGATGAAGAACCGGCACAAAGATTCTATTTTGAAAGGAGCGGCACAGTATGTCAAATCTCATTGATAGTATCCGGGAGTTTATCCTGACGTGTCCATTCCTTCAGGATGGGCGTGTAAATGTGGACTATATTGGGGAAGAAATGGGATATTCCATCGATCCTCTTCCCTGCGATCCAATTGTACAGCGGTACACGGATGGCGGGGCAAAGAAACAGTTTCAGTTTGCATTTACCAGCCAGGAAGAATATGATCAGGACTCCCGGATCAATATTGAAAACAGTGGTTTCTTTCAGTTTTTTGATGAGTGGCTGGAGGAACAGGATTTTAAGGGTAAATTTCCATTTTTGGAAGACGGAAAAATTCCGGTATCATTGGAAACTTTGAACAGCGGCTATCTGTATGATGTGGACGGCGTGAAAGCCAGATATCGTATAGAGTGCCGCTTAATTTATGAGCAGGAGGTATAGAAAAATGGCAGAAGACAATAAAAAGCGGCTTGTGCGGAGATCTCAGAGAGTGGCGTTCATGAATACAGATACGACAGGCAGTTCTCCGACATATGATCGCATGACTGGTTTTACGACCTTGTCAACGAGCAAGAATCCGACAGAGTATTCAAGACAGTATGTAGATGAAGATGCAGAACGCTCTGATGTGGTTGGATATGCTCCATCTATCGAATTTTCTTACGACAGGCATACAAATACACCCGTGCATGAAAGATTGTCCGAAATCCATGACAGGGAGCTTTTGGGTGATGATGCCCATGTAGATATTGTAAATGCAGATCTGTTTACAAAGGACACACAGAAGCGGTGCAAAGCAACAAAGCGTACTTATGCGGTAATTCCGGATACAGACGGGGATGGAACAGATGCAATGATCTATTCCGGAACCTTCAAGTCCGTGTCGGAGATTGAGGAAGGGTATGCAACTTCTGAGGATGGATGGAAAACAGCAACTTATACAGCGGGAGAAATTCCGGAAGAGTAAGAGGAGATGATGAGCCTATGAGCCTTTGGAGATGGAATGATGTAGAGCTGGAAATTGACATGGAAGATGTTGATTTCCTGGAGAAGTATGAAAATGCTTTTGAAAATATGGCGCTTAAGGAAACAGAGCTGCAGAAAACGGGGAAAAAGTCGGCAATTGCACGGGATTATTGCGATATGTTTTACCATCTTTTTGATGATATCTTTGGTCCGGGCACAGGAGAAAAACTGCTGGGTGAGAAAAAGAACGTCCGGAATTGTGAAGAGTGTTATACATCGTTTATTGCAGAGTGTCAGAAATGTGTGCTTGACGCCAATAAGCGGCAGAATGCAATGGTGAACAAGTTCAAACCGAACAG